TCAGAATTAATGCTTATTTTCTCTTCAAATAATCCTCCGCTATTATCTATAATAATTATTTGATTAATTAAATTGCTTTTACAAGCCTCCTGTAGAGAATATTTTAGAGGACAGCTATCAATCAGCATTAAAGTTGGTATAACTATATCAATCATCTTTATATGGTCTATTTGATTTTGATTCAAGGTATCTACGAGAATCTTCTATGATATTTATATTCCAACTTTTATAATTCATAAAATGACCAAAAACAAAGTGACAGTATTTATCACACAGAGTAATTAGATTATCAGGATCTAGTTCTTTAGATGGATCTAAATGTACCGGAACAATATGATGGACCTCCGGTTTCTTGCAAGACCCACAAGCCATACAACACGGCTGTTTTTTTATATGTGCTTTCCTAACTGCTGGCCATTCCGGCGATCTAACAGCATATCTTATCTTTTTATTGAATATCCACATTTCTACTTAACACCATTAATCCATTATTATTTTCATAATGCTTATGTATTTCCCATTCTTTATTGTTATCAAGAAATTCTTCAATTGCAGTAATCAGTCCTGTCTTCTCTTTATTTCTTTGTGTTCCAGCATCTCTTTTACCAAATGTTACAGTATCATGCATTATTATATATTTATTTACTTTATTACCATGCAAAGACAATTCTTTGCTTAGTTGATTATACGTATGATCGGTGTCAATAAATAATAGATCTGTTTCTTCTATTTCGATATCTAACGTACTAGCATTAATAAATTCGTAAGATACGCCTATTTCTTCTGCTGTATTGTATACGCTATCAATATTCGCCCCAAGTTTTTTAGGATGCACTATATCATAACTAATCATCTTTTGCGGTCTGCCAGCCAATAATGCCCATGTGCTAACTATTGTTCTAACACCCATTTCAGTTATAGAATTACACTCGTTAGCATATTTCTTCAAATTAACTAAATGCTCATTAATATCTGATCTGGTTTTAGATAATTTATTAACGTGTTCTTCTAATTGATCCTTATTCATATAATTAATCCAATATACTAGCTGCAATCAAGCAGCCTTTAGATACAGAATGGAGGGGGTCTTCAGCGTGTTTGACTACTTCTATTGGCAATGGAAATTCTGCCTCTAATAACTTCTGATTAAGTTTTGCTATGTATCCATCTGCCTGAGATGTGCCACCGGCGACAACAATTCTAATAGGGTCTTTAAACTTCGGCAAGGCTTTGTGTCCAGCTAAAGCTGCTGACAATTGCTTTGCGGTATATTCCACAAGCCTATCATAATATGAAGCAACTGCACTCAATACAGGATTATCATTTGGTTCACCAACAGTAAAACCGCCACCTTCTTTTTCTACTTGCACAACACTATCAGGTTCTCCTGTTGCAACAGCACTCATACGATCTACCCAATCGCCTGACTTTGTAGTGCTAAAGACTACTGTAGGTTCACCATTTAGCATCACACAAACATTGGTCATTCCTGCTCCACAACTAATACCGATACCAGTATAGTCCTTATCTTCTAGTTCAGCATAGCACAATGCTTCAGCCTCATTTACAGACCTAGCATCATAACCTACTTCTGATAAAATGCTTTTCACCACATCTTCATGATATCCTACATCAAAATCATCATCTTCTTGGTCTACTGGTTGAGCAGGTACACAGAAGACTAACTTATCTCCTTTTTTCTTGGCTTTTCCAACTACTTCTTTAAGTATATATGCCAACACTTTCCTGGCTTCTTTTTCTTTGACCGACACTACACCTCTATACATAGGGCGACGAGCGGTTTCATTTCTTTCTACCGCCTTCTCTATAGCATCTTTACCAAGAATGATAAAAGAACCAGTTTCATCTTTAATAAAAATTTTACCTTTTAAGCCTTTCTCTACCATCTTAGAAGCAATCGGAGTAGTAGGCTTAATGACATAAAAGGCATCCCTAAAATCTTTAAAAACTATTTGATCTCCGTCATAAGAAGAAGCAATAATAAAACTTGTACCTACATCTAATCCGATCATATTATTTACCTTTCATGCTTTTTAGTTTATTAACTGAGCTTGCTATATTATTCTGAACTTTAGTTTCCTTAGTCATATTGTCATATTTCTTTTCATATCCATCCGTACTGACACTCAAAACTACTTTGGTATCATCAATTTCTATAGAATTATTCTTTTTTTCTTTTCCTTGTGATTTCAAAAAACTAAGAGGTTTTTCATAAGTAGACTCTTGCCTACCCCATATTAAATACCCCAATCCTACTCCTAAAATCATAATAAGCATATGGCTTATAACAATCAAGATAATTAACATTATATCAGTACTACTCATTTTTATTTCTCAGCAGGTTAAAGTCTATATATCCCTTGAATTCTTTTATTTTATTGCCCTTATTATCAAAAACTAGTGTTCTAGGTATACTCCTGACACCGTATTTTTTAGATAAATTTTTATCTTTATCAATATCCACAATACATATAGTGGTGTCTTCAAACTTACCCATGTTATTAGATATGTCTTTTTTTAGTTTTACGCAATACACACACCAGTCTGCACTAAATAATAATATTAGTGGCTGATTTAATTCTTTAGATATTTTTATTGCTTGATTATAATCTTCTAAAAATATAGGAGGCTTGGCGTTTGCTATCCCTCCTAAAAACATAACAATAAAAATAATAGACAATAAGGCCTTTTTAATATGCATAATAATAGCTCCTTGCTATTAATATACACTTATTGAGGTAGTTTCCCTAAGATTCTACCTCTCTGGGTTCTCACCACATACCCCATCCTGACCATATATGGTTCTATACTATTTTCTATAGTTTCCATCGCTATGCCGGTCATTCCAGAGATGCTTTTTAAACCCAAGGGGGTACACCTGTTCTTTTTTAACAGTTCGATATAGGCCAGATCATTACAATCAAACCCGTTCTCGTCAATACCTTGACTACTGAATATGGTATTCAAATCAGTTTCTTCTGGATAATATGAAGTATAGTTTTTATACCACTGTAGTCTAGCATTAAGAATTCTGGGAGTACCCTTACTCCTTCTAGCAATTTGAGAGGATTGTTCTTCTGTGAGATTTAATCCCAGTTTAGTTCCATTCGATCCTGCTAGTTCTGCTAGGACATTTTGATCATAAAAAGAAAGATGTTCTTTAATTGTAAATCGATCATAAAATGGCTGACTCAGACTGCCGCCGCTTGTTGTTGCCCCAACCATAGTAAATATTGGTAGATCAATACTATTCGGCTTATCTTCTACAAGCATATCAATCCTAAAGTCTTCCATGACAGGATATAAAAATTCTTCAACTAATTTTGATAGTCTGTGTATTTCATCAATAAAAAGTACCGATCTTGGCTCCATAGCCATAAGATATGGAATAATATTCTTTGGACTTCTTACACTAGCGGCGTTAACAGTATAGAGTTGAACACCAATCTCATTCGCTATAGCACTTGCTATAGTGGTCTTACCAAGGCCGGGAGGGCCGTCTATTAAAACATGAGGCATCACCTGACCCGAACTTTTACAGCCGCTTGTCATAATGCGTAGCCGCTGAATAACGTCGTCTTGTCCAATTACGTCATCAAATGTGGTTGGTCTAATCGAATTATGCATGATGAGTCTCCAAGATTTTTAAGTGAATATTCAATAATTTTAGCGCAATCATTCTCTTTAATATGTTCGTATGATCTATTAATCATACTTTGTGCTTCTTCTTTTTCATAACCAAATGATATTAATGTTTGCATACAATACTGCATAGTATGATCAGAGATTCTTTCTGGTTCTTCGTAATGAACCGGCTCAGGACTAATAGTCTCTTCTTCTTCGACTAATAATACTTCTGGCTCTGGTGCTTTCTCAGGTTTTAATTTAGACTTCCTCTTCTTAGTCTTTTCTTTCTGCTCATATACGATATCAATATCCAGTATTCTTCTTGGTCGTATAACCTTAGAGCAATCACAAATGATTTTAAAACCTTTAGCTTTTACTTCTCTCATAAATAGCCAGTGGCTACAGCCACAATCTTGACAGATATACTTAAAACTAATATCGTATTCAGTCGGTTTCTGGATTTTTGCTTTTTCTATCATCATAATCTGTCCTTACCCAAAATACAAAATCGTTTTTCTCGCTATCAAATGCTGACTCTACCAATCCCCTAGACACTAAACCCTTAACAATATTGGATACCATTCTTTGATTCAGTTGAGCAAGAACTTCCTCATAATCTTCTTCCTTAATAAACATAGCGACTTGCTTAGTATTCTTATTTCTCCTCTTAACTATTAAATCTAAGAATATTGCTTTAACTTCATCTCTCGGTAAGACCTTGTTCATTTCTGCTGAATCTTGAGATTCTATCTTTTCTATTTTTTTCATAAAATCTTCATCATCTAGATCGTCGTTATCCTCATCAAAGTTATAGAATATAACTCTGCGACTAAAATCAACTAACTTATCAATATTGACGATCTCCATCCAGCCTTCGTCCATAATATCACCTTAATTTAGATTTTCAAACATTGATCTGTAATAGTTTGGCTGCTTTAAAATATATGCAGCATTGGCTGCCAGATAATTTTTGTATTCTCTTTCAATTGCGCTACTAGCAAAATATTTAGCCTTCCACATAGTTTCATCGTAATGATTGCTGCCAAGGTACATAAAGTATTTATCACTTAATGCACCATTGGACAGCGTATCACTCACAGGAAACTTCTTGGCTGTTTTTTTCTTATTGCCACCAAAAACCCACACATTATTTTCTTCTTCTACGATTTCTTGTATTGCTTTAGATAGCCACTGTTCCCAAGCGGCCCAGTCTATTTTAAAATCTTTAGGATACCCATATTCATTATATTCTGGATAATAGTTGTACTCATCATCATCATAATCGTTATGTTCTGGGTCTTGATGCATAATTTACTCCAGAAAAATGAAGGGCTACGAGGTACAACGGACTACTACATTATACCCCGTAGCCACTTCAAAATCAACCCACACAGAATTTATCGCTAATCTCATCGGCCAGTTCTCTAGCCGCTCGACTCAGGAAATGATTCTTACTGAACCATAGCGGTGTAGAGACTTGGTTGAGGAACTCTACGGTTTTCTTTAAAAGGAATGTCTGCTGAGTGTCAGCGTTTAAATCAACGCTTGGCAGAACTTTTTGTGGATCGTACACAGGCATATTAGAATCAGCGAGAGTGGCTACTGGTTGAGGTTCGCCAGTGGTTCTATAATCCCCATACTTATTTACTAACTCATCAACACTATCCTGACTGACTGTTTTAAGCACAGCTTTTGCATGGTCGGCAATAGAACCGCTATCATTAGGGTTTCTATAATCAGGAATATATTCTTGACCATGAGATGCTTGAAAAACAATATCAGCAACTTTACGATGCAATTGTCTTTGATCTTGATAACTCATTTTTTCTACTGGAGTACCATTAGCAGCAGCCTCGTCGGAGACTACCTTCCAAGCATCGAACCAAGCATTACTACTCTTATTGATCTTTCTATAGTCAATATTGGCAGACGTTCCTTCAAGGATATTCTTGAGGTCATTAAATGCTACAGTATTACCTGTGCTACCCTTGAGAATACTGGTAAAGTAAGGAGCCTTACCTTCCCAACCCTTACGCCACCAAGTATAAGGAACCCTGAAAATCTGATTAATCTTAATGGCAAGAGGATCTCCACCAAAATGATTAGCCAACTTTTTCTGTACACCCTTCCATGTTGTTTTATTAACTTGACGATCATTTGGATTAAGAATCCAGTAACACTGATAACCGTTACGAGTATCTACAACCCAACTAGGAGGCACAGGAAATTCATTGATCTTTTGTAGGAACCGCTCCTTATGCTTCATTACTATACTAGGCTTAAAATACTTACCTTCTTCATCACGCCCAGCATCCATGTCGCAGAAACATGCGACGATTTTATCAATCGCATACTGCTTACGTCCACCATTAATATAGAAGTAAGCATCAGAACCAGAGTTTTTATTTGCTTCATAAACCTCTGTAATATTTTGCGTATGCTTCATACTGCTAATCTTTTTTCGTGGACTTCCGTTGTAACAAAAGATATGCTGCTGATTGAATGAGTCAAGAAATTTCCCGCCCATTACTTCACTAGCCCCATCATTAGTCTTATCAAAAGGGTTAAAACCAAGGTCATTACTAAAAGTAGTCATAATTCAAATTCCTATCAAATCAACCAAAGAACCGGGACAGTGAACGCCACCATCATTTGCGGCTCAAGAGGATGCGGCGGGATCGAACCGCCATAGCCCAAAATGCTCACCCTTCCAATCACAGAATCAATAATCGTCGTATTCTTCTTCGTCATCTTCATCATACTGATCCCAGTAATCTTCATCATACTGGTCGTAGATGTTATCATCTTCATCATCGTGGTATTCATCTTCGGAAAACTCGCTCTTGTAAAGAGGCTTGAGCAATTCGCCCTGATACTCACCGACTACTTCATATCTGCAAGTACGAAGTTTCTCGCAATTACAGTCACTAGGAACACTCACAACATCTTGAGGATTGATCTTAACGATAACGATCTTATCGCCAGCCTCAACACTTCCATAAGATGCTACATAGTTCAATGCACCAGCATGAAGTCCCTGTGAGCATCCCGCCTTGCGGTTATCGTCTACCTTTGCTCGACGCATAGTGCAGACTTGACCTACCCTATTGTCAAAAGTTCCACGATACTTATCCTTGAATTCTGAGGTGACAGCCTTGTATGCAAGGAAATGTCCATCCTCAGTAATAGGCAGATGTTCATGCTCCAAGAAATCATATAGTTCCTGTTGACTCTGCATACTGGGATTCTCCATAAGATTCTTCAAGAAATTTACGAGAGGCTCAAACGGCAGACCCTTGCTCATAAACTCTAGAATTCTCTTACTAATACTTCCATGAACTTCTTCGCCCTCAAAGAGAACTCGCCCGTTCTTAACTTCAACCTGACCGTTGCTATAATTTGCAACTGCCTTTTCAATGTCTACCAATCCCAGCAACTCATCTTCTGTTGCAGTTGGTAGAGACTCCAGAATCAACTTGTAATTTGTATGATCTGGAAGAACTTGGTGAGCCTTGTTAGCCAAGATCACCGTCAGATTACCATCAACCCACATAAAAGGAACGCTCATTATTAAAACTCCTGTGATTAAAAACCTTAAACCAATTTACCTAAATCTTTACCCAAACCTTCACGATCATTCTTGGCATACCAGTCACTCTTGTATCCATAGTAGCCGTCTGGCTGGCATGGTTTGTTTCCGATGTCTCGTATGCCTTCTGCATCGACCGCACTAACAATATACTTGAACATCGGTGATTTGTCAACCTCTGCTTGAAGATTTTTTCGCAGGTCTGACATTTTTCCAATCTTACTGGTATATTTCGACACATCTACAGAGACTTCAAATTCATCGTATGAACCATATACCGTCTGAATCTGCGTATAAAGACTGACTAGTTGTACATGATTGTCTTTGATCTTGGCTGGATCGCAACCATTCAGATCATACTTATGCAAAATCTTTGTCATATGAGCAAGATAATCATCCCTTTGAATACTCTTGAACTTCTCATCTCTCATTACATGATTGGTGAAAAATTCCATCACCATCCACTGATCAACAAGGTCTGACAGTTTAGAGTTCTGAATAATATCTCGATAGTTCAGTCCACACATATTAATAACATGGTATGCTATCCTTCTGTCTGTATGGGTGCTGTTCCATCTTGTTGCAGAAGTTTCATCATTGGAACTATATTGATTCTGACAATAATCCATTATGGCTTCATACTTGGCAGTTGCCTTAGACAACTTTTCCACAAGATGTTCCACTCTAGGTTTAATCCACTTGGTAAAGTCTACAAGATTATATCCCTGCTTCTTGAGTTTATCTACAGAAGCCTTCTTGATTGCAAACACATTCTTATTTTTGCAAATCTTAGTGAGTAAATTATCTTCTTCTTTATGCAACAGCCTTCTGTATACATTAAAGATACTGATATGGCCTTCTTCTGCTGCATATCTAGTCATTGGAATATATAGGATCTGCTCACTATCCTCTAGACTACTAAGCAATTCTTCAGACAATTCTCTAAGATGATCAGAATCATTAAGGGCTTTGCCAGACAGGCGGTTACAATGACCATCACAATCTTTAGAATTTGAGATAATAAAGATTTCATCGGCACTAATTCTACCAGAGACTCCTCTACTTTTGCGAGTCCCAGACTTCATTAGACTACGATAGTCTGAAACCTTGAGAATATTATCAGCACCAACATCCTTAATGAGATCGTCAAAACCCTTGCCAGAATCAGTCTCAGGATTTTCGCTATCAATCATAAGATAGCCAAAACAATTATTGAGATTGCAATACTTGGTGACTATCTTCTTGGCACTCTCAGCACTTCTAGTATCGCACTGAAAAAATACAATCTTATCTTTTCTAGTCGATGCGTTCCAGTAGTAATTACTGCCTTTACCGTTAAGAGTTTCGCTATGAATTTTATCTGTTAGATAAACCAGTCTGCGACTACGATGTGTTCCAGACCTAAAATTCATTGCATATAGTTGCTTGTGTTTGCCTAGTTTATATTCAAGATCTACACCACTAGACAGTTCGTGCTTTTTGCCGTCAGGATCAGTCCAACTAGCACCCGCACTATACCCGCCAGCAAGATCACTCAGACTATAATATGTCTGATATGCTTGTACCAGATTGGTACATTCTGCAATCTTAGTGGTCATATCTTCCTTGAGTTGAAGATAAATTTCTTGAGTCTTTTTACGCAGCACATTGATTACACCCTTAGTGTACTGCAAACCTTCTCGACTAACATCCATCTCCAATTCACCAATATCAAATTGGATTTGTAGATATAGTCCAGC